GCTCGTACCCCTTTGGCCAATATGAGCAAGGCCGCTCTTGAGGCGTTTGATGCGCTGCGTGGTATCAAGAATACGGATATTTCATTGGATACCAGCAGTGCTGAGAAAACGGGTGAGGCGCTTGCCCGGGTGCGTGAGGAAGCGCTGGGCTTGCAGGCTGAACTCGGCCGGTCAGGCAGCCGTGCCAGCGGCTTTGGTATCTGGATGCGCGAAACGGCCCTGCGTAGCCGAGAGGTGCAGGCTGAGTTTTTGGCGCAGAAACTGCGGCTGCAGGAACTGACTGAGGGTTACAGCTCCGGTGCGCTGTCCGCTGCTGATTTTGCTCGGGGCGCTCGTTCGGCAAAGAATGAGCTCACGCTGTTGGATGAGTCTGACCTCAGCAGTTTGGAATCATCCATCGAAAGCGCTGAGCAGCAGATGAAACAGCTGGGCGACTCAAGCCGCAGCACCCTCGAAAGCCTGCAGGATGAGCTGGACAAACTTGAGGGGCGTGAAGCTGATGCAGAGCGCCGCCGTTTTGCAGCACGCCAGCGCGAGCTTGAGGTACAGCTGGATGCCGCGCAGGCCGCTGGTGATCGGAATGCTGTGGCCAATGCTCAGCGGTCCATCAGCGTGCTGCGGCAGATTGAGGCAGCCACCGCGCAGAAGCGGCAGCAGGATGAGCAACAGAAGCGTCTGACGCCGACTGCCCCGGCCGCCGCTGCTGGCCCGCAAAAGGTTATCCGCCTGGAAACAACCCGGGGCAAAGCTGTGGAAGTAGCCGTGAATTCTGCTGCTGATGAAACCAACCTGCTCGGCATTCTTGAGGAAGCTGGAATGAGGACGCTTTGATGGCATTAACTCTGGACAGCATCGACCTGGCGGACAGCCCCGACTTGGCCGGCGAGCAAATGGAGTGGATGGACGAATGGGAGTGGGACCCAGTAGAGCAGGTGCAGGATCGCAGCCTTACTGGCGCGATGATCTTTCAGGAAGGTCTGAAACTCTACGGGCGGCCAATCACCCTGAGCAGCAATGGCGGCGCGTGGTTCACGCTGGCCAAGGTGCGTGAGCTGGAAGCGAAGGCCGCGATACCTGCGGCAGTGATGCTACTCACGCTGCCGACAGGTGATCAGCATTACGTGACCTGGAATCGTGCTGCCGGCCCTGCCGTGCAGGCGCAGCCTTTGTTCCGCGAGGTTGCGCCGGCCGCAGATTGGCTGCACGAACTAACCCTGCGGCTGATCACGGTGGCGCCGCCGCCTGCAACGCCCGCCCCGTAACACACCCACCTTTTCTAGCCCGCCCCGTGCGGGCTTTTTTATGCCCGGAGATTGGCATGGCGATCAACCGCACTGATGTGAAATTGCTGAAGTCTCAGCGTCTGACTGATGAGGATGATGGCGGCGGCCGTGCCACTGGCGCTGCCGTGATCGATGGCGAGGTTAACAACCTGTTCCCTGATATCAGCCGGATGGACCGCACCACTGGCCGCATTAACCTGCGCAAGGTGTTTGCCGGCGTGATGACCAGCAACAGCGATGCCTACCTGGGCACGCATGGCATCGTGACGCAGCCGCCTGCAGATCCGCGCGTGAGCGTGCTGCTGTTCAATACCGGTAGCCAGACTGATGTGCGGGCGAATGCGCGTGATGCCATTGAAAGCTACGTGGCAGCGGCCTCGGCGGCGCAGTTTGATTTGCTGGGTACTCAGCTGGCAGGGCAGCGTGCGATTGCCTGCGTGCAGCGTGAGGATCGGCGCGTGCCTGAGGTGGGCGATGTGTTCCAGCTGGTGACAGCCTCCTATCAGCAGTACGTACGGTTGTCTGGGGTTGAATCGCGGCTTGAGCAATTCACCTTCGACTATGGCAACGGCAACTTTGTGAACTTCACCCTGCGCCGGCTTGATCTATCCATCACCGCGCCGCTGCTCAATGAGTTCCCTGGTGGTCAGCCCAGCCCCGCCGGCACCAGTTCCACCAGCCTGGACGGCAAAACAAAGGCCCGCGTGCTGAGCACGCAGATTGCCGATGCGGCGCGATACTACGGGATCAGCCCATTGGCTGAGGCCGTGGCTCAGGGGGCGCTCAGCCTCAAGGTTAAATCGGTCTACAGCCAGTTGGTGCCGAGCACCACAAAGGAATCACCGCTGGTTGATGTGCTGGGTGGCTATCAGCGCCAGGTGTATATCGCGGCTGGTCCCGCGCGAAACATCAGCCTGACAGTGGCGGCCGGTGCTGTGGTGGGTGAGTCGCGTACCTTCTTGGGTACTGGCTGCGCGCCGGGTTCGCTGACGCTTACGGTCAACGGCGGCACCTATGCCGATGACAACAAGGGCGGCTTGCGCTTTGTCAGTGGCAGCAACTGGATGAGCAGTGGCCGGGTGGATTATCAGACCGGCGAGCTGACGCTGATCCGCACTGGCAGCAGCTTGGTCGGTAGTGCCAGCGCCACCTATAGCCCAGGCGCTGCGGCCACTGGTGAAACCATTACTGGTGAGATTGAGGTCACGCTGGGCAACCGTGGTTATGTGTACACGCTGAATCTGTCTGGCGCAGTGCCGCGCCCCGGCACCTTGTCTGTGAGCTTTATGGCGCTGGGCAAGTGGTATGAGCTGCGTGATACCGGCGACGGCCTGCTGGTGGGTGAGGGCGCGGGCACCGTGAGCTTTGCCACGGGCAGTGTATCGCTGACCCTCAACGCGCTGCCTGATGTGGGTAGTGCGTTGATCTATAGCTACATCAGCGCCGCCGACAACGCCATTGTGCAGCGCGCGGGCGGCAGCGTGACGCCGGTACTTGAGGTGCGGCATACCCTGCCTGAGGGCGGTGTGCTGCCTGGCTCGGTGTCGATCAGCTTTACGGCCGGAACACCTCGCACCCTGACTGACAACGGCCAGGGTGTGCTGAGCGGAACTGGTGGCAGCGGCACCATCGCCTATGCGACCGGCGAAGTCGTGATGCTGCTGAGCGCCACTCCAGCCAGCGGCATTGTTTACAGCTATGAGGTGGGCACAACGCTCAGCAGCCCGATCAACGTGAGCAGTGATGGCAGCGGCATGGCCAGCTTCACGTTGCCGGGTGCGCCACTCAAACCCGGCAGTGTGCGGGTGGATTGGTTGACTACACAGCGCCAGGCCGCGCCGGCTGTTAACTGGTCTGTGATCGAAAGCGGCAGCTCGCTGCCTGTTTACGATGGCCAGCGCGATATCGCCCAGGCCGCGAATGACAATGGTGCGGGCGGTTGGCAGGGTGGTCGGATTGGCACCATCAACTACACCACCGGGGCATGCACCCTGCAGGTTGCTCGACTGTATGACTACAAAGAGCACACCTACACCCGTGTGCGTACCTCAGCTTTTGGCGCGACTGAGCCGGTGCTGGTCACCACCAATGTGCCGACCCGTGAACAGTTCGGTGGCACGCTGACAGTAACCGCGCAGGCGGCAAGCGTGAGTGCCACGCCGCATACCAGCAGCCAGGCGCAGCCACCGATTACGGTGAACCTGTTGCCGGGGGTGGCTGAGGCGATTGTGCCGGGCTCGTTGTTGTTCAGCTGGAACGGTTCGGTGTACTGCGACCGCTCGGGGATTCTGTACCGGGACGTGGCCACCAACACCAACGGTGGTGTGGCGGTGGGCACGGTCAACTATGCCGCCCGCACGGCCACCCTCAGCAGCTATGGCGGCAACGCCAGCGGGGCTGTGTCGGTGCTGGCCTGCCTCACGGCGGCCGTTGGGTTTAGCGTGACCTCGGTTACCTTCAGAACACCAGGAGCACCGCTGCGGGCTGGCAGTATGCAGCTCACCGTGGTGCGCACGGATACTGCTGAAGTGGTCACGGCCTCGGCCGGGCTGAACGGGGATTTTGCCAGCGGCATCATCCATGGTCGTGTTGATGCGAGCACGGGCATTGCGCGGCTGGTGTTCACCTCTGACCCTGACGACGACACGGGCGCCAGTGATGTACCGGTGATCCCGCTGCTGCTGCGTTACAACGCCGTGGTGCAAACCCGCCTGCCGCTCGATGCCCGCCTGCTGGGGTTGGACCCGGTGCGCCTGCCCTCTGATGGGCGTGTGCCGATCTACCGCGATGGCGATGTGATGGTGATTCACCACACCGCCGAAACTGCTGTGGCCAGCCCTGTGCCTGGTGGCACGGTGTCGCTTGCACGCCAGCAACAGCAGGACATTGAAGTGGTTGATGGCAGTGGAGTGGTGCTGCGTGCCTCCTCTTTCACCGCTGACCGCTTGCTTGGCACGGTGACCTGGGCAAACCCGCTGGTGATGCAAGATGAGGAGGGTAACCCGGTAGGCCTGCCGCTGATCATTCGTGATCGTGTTGAGCACATGACGCTTTGCACCGAGGTGCAGATCACCGGATTGCTGGGCCTCAGCTCGCCGCTGCCGTGGGATCTGCCTGCCGATGAAACCCAGGTATCGAGTGCTGTTGCCTGGGGTGACCTGCAGGCGCGGGTGCATAACTGGTTTACCCAGCAGACCTGGAGCCAGGGCGCGCCGAACTGGACGGATGCGCCAATCGGCAACACCACAACCGCGCAATACAACAGCCTGACCTACCCGCAGCTCATCACCAACGCGGGCGGTATCGATGGTCGCTGGGCGTTGGTGTTCACCAGCTCCACCGCTTTTCAGGTGGTTGAGGAAAAGCTTGGGGTTATCTCCACGGGCACCATCAGCAGCGACTGCTCGCCCGTGAACGCCCTGACCGGTGAGCCGTATTTCACCATCCGCTTTCAGGGCTGGGGCTCCGGCTGGGCGGCGGGTAACGCGGTGAGGTTCAACACCGACTCGGCCCTTGGGCCTATGTGGGTGATCCGCACGGTGATCAGCGGGCAGGGCACGGTGGATGATGACAAGTTCGAGTTGCAGATCAGGGGGGATGCAGACTGATGGCTACCGTCTATCACCGCGATGACAGTGGGGCGCCTACTTTTGCGTTCTCTACCAGCGGCACAAACATCGCGCACTTTGCTGCACTGAAGACGATCCTCAAGGCTTGCTTGGTGTCTGGCTACGGCAGCAAGCCTGCTGCCGGCTGGGCACTGATCGCCGAAGGTGATCGCTATCTGGTGCTGCGCAACGGCACCTCAAGCGGCTATGTGTGCTTTACCTGGGTTGCTGCCACCTCGTATTTCATTATCCACCTTGCCGCGACCTTTACAGGTATGTCCGGTGATGTGATGACGGGAGCCGGGCTTAAATCGGGAACGGAGGCTGCAGGCAGTGCCAACCAGCACAGGATGTGGAACTCGGTACTGGCGCACTCATCATCGAATAGCACCTGGTATTTGATCGCTGACGAAAAGACCTTCTACTTCCAGGGTAGTGGGGGCTTTAGTCTGTTTGAGTATGCCTCGTCAGACTTTGGTGCGATGAACCCGCTTTATGTCGGAGAGGACAGCGCCGGCAATTTCCTTGCAATGGGTGGGCAGAACACTAACAGCACTCAGCCCCGCGCCTACTTTGGGCCTGAGGGAGTGACGGTGCTGCGTAATCCCGCTACCGGATTGCTGGTTGATACCGGGTCGATTGTTGTTGTGGCACCGGGTCTTCGCTTGACTGCCAACGCCAACATCGGCGTTGCCACGCTCGGTGCAGCACACATCGTTCCGCTTCTTGAGGCGCCTTTGTGTCCTGTTAGATGGGGGGCGTCGGTGCTGGCTGGTCGGTTGCGCGGCCAGGCTCTTTGCCCTTTGGTGTCCATGTACTACCCGTCGCCAGCGGCGCAGAGCTTGGGGCATGTCGGGCCGTTGAACTCTCGAAATTTGAACACGCCCCTGCCGCTAGGCGGTGCGTACACGTATTTCATGGGCGTCGCTTTTGACGGCTCACCCACGCGAATCGTGACAAACAACCCGGAGTTCTGGTGATGGCGACAGCATCGGTTGCGTTGGTTTTGGCGCTGCCTGTTGTCGTGCCCCCGCGTGCAACGCTGAAGTTTCGGGTATTGCGCGAGGGGGTAGTGACGCCAGGGGTTAAGACGCTGTTTCTGTATCGCGGGTGGGGCTCGGTAGCCACGTTGGCGATGGTGTTCCAGACGCTCGATGGCGAATGGACCCGCGCCGAGCAGTTCGACCTTGCCACGCTGCTGGCACAGGGGGAATGGTTGGTGGCCGGTGAGGATCTGGCCGCGCCACGCAGAACGCGGGCCACTTACCTGGCGTTCACCGAATCAGCAGAACTGACCTTTGACATCACCTCTGGCGAGGGCGGGGTAGTCGGCGAGCCGGCGACCCTGGCCGCGCAGGTGCGGGTGGATCAGCAGCCTGCGGGGCGTGAGGTGGTTGTGATCGAGCGGCCGCTGGATGGTCAGTGGCGTGTGGCTGGGTACGGCCTGACTGTTGAGGGTGAGGCTGAGCTGGAGCTGCGAGTCGCTGGTGGGCTGTGCTATGCCGTGGCGGTGGATGATTGGGGTGTGCTGTATAGCCCGACCTTAGCCGTTACCGTTGGGCAAACAATCCGGCCAACGCTGTTCACCGGCTGGCTGTACCGAGTCACCGAAGCCGGCACCCTGCCGGCTACTGAGCCTGAGTGGTGGCCAGCCGATGGCGATAACGCGGCGCGCCTGATCGGCACTGCCCGCGCCATTGCAGTTCGCTACTACGCACCCATTGGCCATGGGCCTGTGCCTGTTGAGGTGATTTGATGTTGACAATGCGAGTAGGGGGCAGCTGGTCTACAGCACGCCCAGCCTCGGCGCGGCCGGCTGCTTTGCCTTGGGACGGCACCACGCCGCTGGTGGTAGAGGCTCAGGCAGTCTGGCGGCGCGCAGTGGGGCATGACCTTGAGGCTGCAGCTGGTTGGAGTGCGGTGCCGGCCAGGGATCGGGAAAGCATTCAGGCTTGGGGCCTGGCCAGCGCGGCTGACTGTGAGCAGCTGGCTGGCCTATGGGGCGCGGTGCCGGCGAAGGATTGCGGGGTTGTTGGGCGGTGGGATCACACCATCAGGCCGCGTGATGTGCGCTTACGGCTGATCTACAACCCCATGCCGGCGCGTAAGGATGTACAGGTGGGCTGCCCCAGTCGTCGGGTCGACGATTATGGGCCACGGCGTAATGCAGCAGCGGCAGTGCAGGCCAGCTTGTATGTGCCTGGGCCTGGCCCGCTGGCATTCAACTTTGGTGGGCGGCCGTACTTCCCGCCCACCTCGCCGTTGGTGTTCTTCAGCTTTCAGTACACACCGCCTGCGCCGCGTATTCAGCCGGTTGATAGTTCCAGCCGGGTGCGTTGGCAAGATGCGCGCCGGCTGAGCGCTCTGGCGCGGTTGCCGTGGGGCAGGGCGCGGGTGCTCGATGGCCCGCTGACCGGCATTGAATATGTGGACTACCCCGGCCCGGTCAAGCCGCTGCCTGAGCCGCCTACCGATCCAACCATTCTGGATACCTACATGATTGCCAACACCGTCAACCTGGTGGTGCTGCCAGCGCGCACGCCCATTGAGGCAAAGAATGTACGCATTGGCCTGGATGCCGACAGCTTCAGTTGGAAGTTCAGCGCCGATATTTTCACCAAGGCCGCGCTCGACCTGGTGGCACCTAGTGAGGATGGTGCAAAAGAGATTGAGCTGGATATCAACGGCTGGAAGTGGGTGCTGCTTGTGGAAGGTTACAGCCGGCAACTCAAGTTTCCGACCGAGGCCTACAGCATCAAGGGCGCTACGCGCACTCAGCTGCTAGCCGCGCCTTACGCGCCGCTGCGCACGGGGCTTAACGCTGCGCCGATCACTGCGCGGCAGGCGGCGACGGAGCAGCTGCTGTTCACAGGCTTCAGTATCGTTTGGGACGCAGAGAATGTAGGGCCGGCTGATTGGACGTTCCCAGCCGGCGCGCTGAGCTATCAGAGCCAAACGGCTATGCAGGTGATCGCCCGTATTGCTGAAACGGTTGGCGCGGTAGTGCGGCCGGCGCTTGCTGCTGATGAGCTTGAGGTGCGTCCACGCTACCCGGTGCCGCCATGGGAGTGGGGGCAGATCGATGCGCCGATTGATCGCATCATCCCGCCTGCAATGATGACCGCTCTCGGCGGTGAGTGGACGCCGCAGCCGGCTTGGAACGCCTGCTACGTATCCGGCACCAGCCACGGTGTATCGATGCTTGTGCGTCGCGCTGGTACGGCGGGTGATAACCCCGCACCGGATGTGTTCGATGACTGGATCACCGGGCAGGAAGCCAACCGAGCGCGCGGCGTGCATGAGCTGAGCAAGGGCGGGAATATCGAGATTGTTGGCGTCTCAATCCCGCTGTTCCCGTTTGCGGATGACCACGGCGTTGGCTTGGTACTGCCTGCCCAGCTCTGTCGGGTGCCAGAGGAAAGCGGCGCGTGGGTTGGGCTGTGCCTGGCCGTGGACATAGCAGCTGAGGGCACTGGCGCAAGCCGGGTACAGCAGCAGCTCCGGTTAGAGAGGCACTTTTAATGGCTACGGTTAACCCTTGGAAGCGCTTTATCGGCCTGCTGCCAGGCGGCGTGCGCACGGTGGCCACCGTCATCAGCATCAACCCAACCGCTGGCATCAGTGAGGTGGAGCTGCGCACCGGCACGCGGGTGACGGTGCGGGGTGTTGATGTGCCTGTGAGCGGCAAGGCTTACATCGCCGATGGGGTGATCACCGGGCCGGCGCCAAGCCTGCCGCACTATGACGTGGATGTTTAAAACCGCATCTAGTTCGGCTCGCGAGTTAGCAGCTCCGTTCTGAGGATGTTGATATCGCGTGGCGCGTCGATGTCGATCCATGCCTTGCCAGGTATGGCGTTGTTGATGCGAATGGTGATGCCCTCTGCCAGTTGTTCAGCCAGGTCGGTTGGGTCGATACCTGGTGCAGGGAACAACACGAACTCTTCGCCTATACGGCGGGAAATAATCAGTCCCATAAATAGCTTCCTTGCGTAATTGGTGAGCCGCGACGTGCGGCTTTTCAAGCCTAGACCATGCCTGCTTAGTGCGGGTTATTTGTTGCCTGGTGGCTCCCTAAATCAGGGAATGCTGCCGCTCGGCTTCCAGCTTCAAACGCTCCGAGATCGCTCGGATCTCGTGATAGACCGCCAGCCGTTCCTCGGCTGTGAGCGGTTCGTCGGCCAGTTCAGCTGGCGTCAGCTCGAAATCGGCCAGGGCATTAGCCGCAAAGCGGTGTGCCAGCGCCTTTGCCAGCCTCATGTTGGGGCGTTTGCTGCTCATAACTACCTCAATCAAACGCCGGCTCTATACCGGCTCACAATGTGGAGAAGCCATGGACATCACAGAACAGCAGTTGCTCCATATCATGCCCAACGCCCGCCGATCAGCGGGCGTTTTTGTACCTGCAATCAACGCCGCCGCCAAGCGTTGGCAGATAAACACCCCGAAACGCATGGCGGCATTCCTGGCCCAAGTTGGGCATGAGTCCGGCCAGCTGCAGTGGACACGTGAGTTAGGCAACAACGCCTACCTGGCCAAGTATGACACCGGCCCCCTGGCCGAGCGCCTTGGCAACACGCCCGAGGCGGATGGTGATGGCCAGCTGTATCGCGGGCGTGGGCTGATCCAGATCACCGGCCGCTTCAACTATCTCAAATGCAGCCTGGCCCTGTTCAGCGATGAGCGCCTGCTGCGTGAGCCACAGCTGTTGGAACAGCCGGAGTGGGCGGCGCAATCTGCTGGCTGGTTCTGGTGGATCAAGGAACTGAACACCCTGGCCGACCAGGGCCGGTTAACTGACATCACCCGCAAGATCAACGGCGGCCAGAACGGCGCAGCAGATCGCCGCGAGCTGTGGCTGCGGGCAAGTAAGGTGCTGGTATGAGCATCGTTGATCTGATCCCTGGTTCACCGCGCACCTGGTTGCTAGGCGCATTGCTGGTTGCAGTGTTTGCAGCCGGCTGGGCCGGCAATGGTTGGCGGCTAGGTGAGCAGCTGGCGGTGGGTGAGAAAACCCACAGCGACACGCTGGGCGAGATAGCCCGGGCGGCTGCTCGCCAGGTGAGCGATCAGTTGGATGCTCGCGTGGAGCTTGAGAAGCAGCTGGCCGACCTAGATTCAACCAAACACAAGGAACTGACCGATGCACAGGATGATAATGAGCAGCTGCGGCAGCTTTACTCTGGCGCTGATAGTGATCGTAAGCGGCTGCGCATCGAAGCCCGAATTGCCGCCGCTGATCTCGTCGTGTCCAAAACCACAGGCAGCAGCGGCTTGGGCGATGGAGCCAGCGTCGAACTCAGTGAAAGAGCTGGATCAGCTGTTTGGGATATCCGCGCCGGAATGATCCGCGATCAGAAGAAACTCGAGTACCTGCAAGGCTACGTCCGGACGCTGACCGGCCAGACCGCTACAACCCCGTAATCCCTCCGTAAGAAAAGAGCGACCCGCCCAGGTGTTACAGCACCCGGGCAGGCCACTCGACCCGCAGCCATTCCTGCAAGCCAAGCCAAGGCTCTCACTCCGTGCACGAAGCGGGGGAGAGCCTAGCACCTGTTTATTTATACAGTAAAGGTTTGCATTCTATGACCAGTCCTATCATCCCTTGGATGGGTGGCAAACGCCGCCTTGCCGACCGTCTTATCCCGCTGTTCCCCCCTCACGAATGTTACGTCGAGGTCTTTGCCGGCGGTGCTGCACTGTTCTTCCTGCGGCCGCAGCCGGCACCAGTGGAAGTGTTGAACGACATCAATGGTGACCTGGTGTCGCTGTATCGGGTGGTGCAGAACCACGTCGAGGAGTTCGTGCGGCAGTTCAAGTGGGCGCTATCCAGCCGGCAGCTGTTCGAGTGGCAGAAGATCACGCGCCCGGAAACACTCACCGACATCCAGCGCGCCGCACGTTTCTTCTACCTGCAGCACCATGCCTTCGGCGGAAAGGTCAGCGGGCAAACCTTCGGTACCGCCACCACCGGCCCCGCGCCGAACATCATGCGAATCGAAGAGAACCTGTCCGCTGCATGGCAGCGCCTGGCCGGTGTGTATGTGGAGAACTTATCGTGGCTTGAGTGCGCCGAACGCTATGACCGCGCGCACACCTTCCACTACATGGACCCGCCGTACTGGCAAACAGCGGGCTATGGCGTCGACTTTCCTTATGAGAACTACGAGCGCATGGCCGACTTTATGCGGCGCTGTAAAGGCAAGGTGATGGTCAGCATCAACGACCACCCCGATATCCGCCGGGCGTTCGATGGCTTCCATATGGAACAGCTCGATATCCGCTACAGCTGCACCAACCAGCGGCAGGGCGTGGCTGAAACCACGGGCGAGCTGGTGATTATGAACTGGGTGCCGGCCTCGCTCGGTGGCCTGTTTGATGGCGTCTGATTCACTTGCTAAGCCTCGGCACCAGAGCGTTACTGGTGCCAACGGAAACCACAAAGGAAACGACAATGAACCTGCTCGAGCACCTCCAGCCCCTGCCCACCGAACTGCTGAACGCCATGGCGAAAGGCGAGGTGGACACCCAGGCGATTGCAGCGCGGCTGATGGCTGATCGCGGGTTGGATCGGGATGGGAAGTGGGTGGGGTTTGAAAAGGCGAAGGAGGTGTGGAAGGGTTAGCCTTTCGTATTAGGGCCGCTCTTTTCCAGCTCAGATTTTATGTCTGCATGTTCGCTTTCGTGGTGCGATTCTGGATCGTGTGACTTGTCTAGGTAGTCGAACATTGTCGCCAAATTCGTTTTTATTAGATAAAGCGAAAGCATTAAAAAGGATATGGCCAGAATTACGAGGAATGAGCATGCTATTACAGATGGTACGCTTTCGTACAAGCCAATAGTCAATTGAGCTATTGATGCGAGGAAGCTAAATGAGATCGTGTAAAAGAGTATGTTGCTTAATTTTCTAAGTGGTTTGAATAAAGGAGGGTAATTTTGAGAGCCGTTTAATCTCATGCCGTCGAGCCAGTCCTCTTTATATTTAGCAGAGTCGTAAACTTCTTTTTTCATATTGACAATAATAAAAGTTTTGGCAGACATTAGGAATCCACCAAGTGCTAGGAATCCTGTAAAAAGACTTCCCCTCAAATTTTCTGCGTAGAAGTTAAATATCTTAGCGGTTGTGCCAGCCTCTAAAAAAATAAGCCCTTTCAGGTGAGCCTCTTTAGAAATCGAAATTATCAGGATCACATAAAGTAAGGCAGTGATAGTTGTGGCCGCTAAAAACACCCACAATTCTTTGTTATTAGTTAGATATTTTTTTAGTGAAGACATGCTTGTAATCCTTTTCGCACTTCTCTTTAATATCTTGAAATAAACTGCAGGTTTTGATATCTGTTGTTTTAAGTGTTAGCAGCTTATTGATGAAGTCATCATAGCTAATTTCGCCATAATTTGCAGGAACATCCATAACTTTTAAAGAGACTGGTTCATCCTGATCGTCAAGTACTTCAACTCTGGCCGTTGCTTGCTTAATGGTAGGTATCATATCTCGAATGCCACTTATGATCAGGTTTGAATCTACTGAGCTATCAAAACTTACGTGATGTCTTACCTTTTCAATTAAACCTTGTAGCGGTGACTCTGAATTCAAAGATGCTTCGAGAGAAGATATTTCGTATTTAAAAGAACGGATGGCTTTATATTTTGCTAAGACTTTTTCAATGTCCTTTGATTGGACAATCATGTCAAATTCAATTCCGTGAAAAAAACGACTATTAATAGCTTTGAGTTGTTTTTTAGGTACGGAATCTCTGCCGCCGAGAGCTAGGATTTCTGCGTTTCTTTTAGTCTCTAATTCTCGCCGATAAAGTGTGGTTATCATTGATCCAAAATTAGGGGCAGTACATGAGCCGTGATGGTATTGGTAAATTCCTAAGCCGTTTTCTTTATTGATAAGTAGAAAATTGAACTCGGCTATTTTTTCAAGTGTAGCTAGATCCGAAACCTTGATTTCAAGATTGCTGCCTTTCCCGACTAGTGAGGTGAATTTTTTCTGATTTTTTATAGTTATAACTGTGCCGTAAATATATTTTTGGTCGTGGTCAATTATTATTTTCCGTGCACTGTCAGTGCGAATCGGAAAATCAATATCGATCCCAGCTAGTGAATCAAAGAAACTAGCTAGCGATATATCACTTTTTTTTGTTGAAAAGGAGATGCCGTAGTTTTTGACGATATACATTATTTGATCAACTTCCGTTTGATTCTCGAAACATCATATATATGCGTGATTCTTGAGTCTGTAATATTTATTATTCATTTAAAGCCTGCCTAGCGCCATTAATATCATCTGTTGAAGCAGGTGTCAGTCGGGGCGTGGCACCTTGATATTACCATCGTGGCTCAGGACGTAATACCTCACTACGCCTTCTCAGTTTGTTAGCCTGGGTGACCAGCCGTCGGTGGCCGAGCAGGTGGTGGGCGTGCTGGATGAGATCAACGCCAAGTGGGGGCGTGGCACGGTGCGGCCTGGCAGGGTGCCGTTAGCGCCGGCCTGGGGGATGAAGCGTGAGGTGCTGAGCCTGGGCTACACCACCAGGTGGGATCAGCTGTGGACGGTGAGGGCGGGGTAGGTAATCAACGGGGGCATTAATAGTTCAGATGGCCATCCCCGTGCGGATGACCACCCTAGCTTCACACCCTTGCTAAGACAACGGTAACGCAAAGCGCCAGTAGAACAGCGGTTACTGGAGCAAGGCCCGCGCCACAAAGGACGCCGACCACGCTACCGAACGCGGTAAGGCGTTGGGGTAATGCTGCTGAACCAGCTTGATTGGAAATGCTCATAGCATCCCTCCCTCACTGTTGTCCCAGTCTCATGTAGCAGTTGGCGGGGACGCTCAGACTATTGCTGTCATATTTCCAATTTCCGGTTGCCCGGTTTTGACCAGCGAGGAACGGCGACAGCAGCCCAACTGGTTCGTTTGCAGCAACAAGTTGCTGGCGTGCGGGCATGATATTCACGGACGCTCCCTGCCTGCAATATTTGGCGGCAGTGAGGTGGCGTTGCGTTGGGATGATGGAGTGCGCCAAAGACAACCGCTTCGCTCAAGCAATTGCAGCAATAAGAGCCTGGCCCTGGTTCTTAACATTGCCCACGGACTTGCCCACGCGGTGCCAGGTTAATGCGTCTGATGCCAGGCCGCTGAGCGCTACGATCTCTTCGATGCGCTCCGGTGGCGTGGCGTTGTCCAGCCACTCAGTCGCAACAGCTGGCGACAGAACCAGTGGGCGGCGGTCGTGGATATCTAGCAGGCCGGCATCTGCGGCGCCAGTCACGATGGCGAAGCCGTCGTCATCCTGCTCTGCTCGCGTCTGCGTGGGGAACAGGCCGACAGCAGCGAAGTACAGCTGCGCCTTGTCGGCTGCATGGATGTAATAGGGCTGCTTGCCCTCGGCCGCCACCCATTCGTACCAGCCGTCGGCTGGCACTATCAGCCGGTGGTGCCTGACCGTCGCCCAATACTTGCTGGTCCATAGCGTTTCCGCCCTGGCGTTGATCGCCGGCGGCCTCCCGCCTTTAGCCCAATGCGGCTCCCATCCCCAGCGCAGTGTCTGTGACCTGGCGCCACCTTCCTCGCTAGTGAGTACCCAAACGCCGGTACTCGGCGCCACGTTGTAGCGCTCGATCTGGGTATCGCTGACCTCTCCGAACAGCTCGCCCTGCAGGCTAAGTGGTTTCACGTAGGCACCCGGTGCCGCTGCCTGCACAAAGCGTCCGCACATATCTCCTCCCGTCGCTCTCGTTTGACCGCTGCTCAAATGGCGAATACTGTATTCATATACAGTATTTGATTTAGGCAACATCGCATGGGTAACGCAATCATCCTCGGCCCTATTGGTATCTCGACCACGGAGCTGTCTTTTTATTCGTCCCGCATTCCTGCTGGCTTCCCCAGCCCTGCGCTGGATCATATGGAGCAGAAGCTTTCCCTGGATGAGCTGCTGAATATCGATGCGCCGCACACCTACTTGGTGCGCGTGACCGGCGACAGCATGACCGGCGTTGGCATATTCGATGAGGACATCCTGATAGTGAGCAGGGCCATCACGAAGAAGATAGGCCGGATCGTCGTGGCTGACTTGAACGGGGAAACCTTCGTGAAGCGGCTCACCCAAGAGGATGATCGGTACATCCTTCGCTCCGAGAACCCCAAATACCCGCCGCGCTACATCATGGAAGGCGATGAGCTGGTGCCTTGGGGAGTGGTGAAAGCGAACCTCCACTTTCACCGCTGCCATGCATGAGCCAACCATTGCGCTGATCGACTGCAACAGCTTCTACGCCAGCTGCGAGCGTGTGTTTCGGCCTGACCTGCGGCGCCGCCCGATTGTAGTGCTGAGCAACAATGACGGCTGCGTGATTGCCCGCTCAGCCGAAGCCAAGGCCCACGTAGAGATGGGGGCGCCCTGGCACAAGATTAAGAGGGACGTTCGCCGGCTTGGCATTGTGGTGTTCTCCAGCAATTACGCCCTGTATGGCGACATCAGCGAGCGCGTGATGAGCGTGATTGAAGGCATGGTGCCGGCGCTGGAGGTGTACAGCATTGATGAGGCTTTTGCCGATCTGACTGGCCTGCAAGGCTCAATGGAAGCTCTCGGCCGGGAGATCCGCGCCCAGGTGCTGCAGTGCACAGGCATCCCCACCGGGGTGGGTATTGCCAGCACCAAGACGCTGGCCAAGCTGGCGAACCACGCGGCGAAGAAGTGGCAGCGCCAGACGGGCGGGGTGGTTGATATCCGAGATCCCGATCGCCGCGACAAGCTGCTGAAGGTAACGCCCGTGGAAGAGGTATGGGGTGTTGGCCGGCGCATGACGGCGCACCTGCAGGGCATGAACATCAAAACGGCCTGGGAGTTATCGCAAACTGATCCTTGGACCCTGCGCAAACAGTTCAGCGTGGTGATCGAGAAGACCGTGCGCGAGTTGCGCGGTACGCCCTGCCTAGAACTAGAGGAGATGGCGCCGGCCAAGCAGGAGATCTGCTGCAGCCGGGCGTTCGGTGAGCGGCAGCATGAGATTGAGCCCATCCGTCAGGCGGTTGCCACCTACGCCGCCAGGGCTTGCGAAAAGCTCAGGGCTCAACACTCCCTCGCCAAGCGGGTGCGCGTGAGCATCCGCACCGGCATGTTCAACCCCGATGAGGTGAAGTATGCGAAGGGTATTGTCTGTGAGCTGCCGTACCCGACTGACGACACACGACTGATCACGCGCGCTGCCGTGGCGGGGCTTGATCATCTGTTCCGGCCTGGCTTCGCCTACGCCAAGGCTGAAATCTTACTGCTGGATCTACGTCAGCGTGGCGATTTCACCGACGATATGTTTGCCGAGACCCAGCCAGTGGTGGCTGAGCAGGTGATGGACGTGCTCGATAAGATCAACGCCAAGTGGGGGGGCGGCACGCTGAGGCCAGCTGGGGTACCGTTGGCGCCGGCCTGGGGGATGAAGCGCGACATGCTGAGCCCGAGCTATACCACCAGGTGGGATCAGCTGTGGCGGGTCAAGGCGGGGTAGGTGAGCGTGACTATTCGCACCGAAACTGGGAGATACACTGGCCAGGGCAGGTCTGCGCGCTCATGGTTGCGACCTTATTATATTTTTGACAGTGAGCGACAGCTTTGCCCAGCGCATCAAGGTATCTACTCTGGGCCGTGCCGTGTTGATAAATCGCCACATGCTCGTTTAGTTCAATTGGTTTTGCCGAGCAGCCGCCCAGCAATATTGCAGTGGCTGCTAGAAGTACTATCGCTCTGAGATTCATGTTGGCACCAAAGTAGCGTTTTAGTTGGATGACGAGGCGAAAGGGCGGAGCGTGACGGGCCCGGGCTGTAACAATTTCTGTACCATTCGCGGCATGGGCTAGCGTTTCTGGGCTCCGCCCAGTATTCACTCGCCATTCAAGGTCAGTGAGACGCCTATCTAATCGCCTGTTATACCGGGCCTTTTGCTAGTTAGAAAGGCCGAATGACCAGAATCTGCGTAGGTATCATTGTCTGAACTGTTTACCGCCTGTCTGAAAGCCAAAATTGATTTAACGGCAATTTTTCAGGCAGTTGCAACAAGATCAAATAGCGGGTATCGGGGCGGGTATTAAATGAGCTTTATAAGTTTATTGCTATGAAAATCAGTAACTTATGACGCAAAGAAAAATCGTCCACGTCGATTGCGACTGCTTCTACGCGGCAATTGAGATGCGGGATGACCCGAGCCTGGCCAGCAAGCCCTTGGCGGTCGGTGGTTCGGCGGATCGGCGCGGGGTGATTGCCACCTGTAATTATGAGGCGCGCAGTTATGGTGTGCGTTCGGCCATG